CAGGGGTGCGCGCATATCCGACATTTTCCAACTGCCATGTGAGCAGCTTGCTGAGGGTTCTGCTCCGGTAGCAGGCATTGTACACAGAATGTTCCCACTTAAGGGCGTCAGCTGACACATGCTGGTCAAACCTGCTAGCGTCTAAACCAATGGCAACAGGGTCATGGAAACGCCTCCACTTGCTGTGGAGTACAGCACCCTGCTTGTATGCATCCAACCCCTTCATAACAGTGGGCCCTCCAAAAACCTTGTCGATTGCGTGGTAAATGCGTTTCTCCAAAGGCTTGAGGTAGGGTCCAACTACACAGTTATACCTCGTGGATCTGGGCTGGATCACACGAGGAGCAGGGTCTGGCTTACTACTGAAATTCAGTTTTTCAGCCTTAACAAAAGTTTGAAGGTAGCCATCTTGACGCAACAAAGGCCTTAGGGTTAGGCTGTCAAAGGCTCGCTCATAAAGCAACTTCTTGGCGCCGTGATAAGAATCAAGAAATTCTTGATTAGTCCATCGGCGGCATGAATCAAGATGCCTGAGGAGCCCGGCCCGAAAGCTCGAAAGTTCCTTAAACTTATGTTTCAGTGGTTGTGGTGGGCGAACCAGCTCGCCTTTCCTCTCTACGGAATACACCCTTTCCACCAATCCCCGCACCACGTTCGTACGGTTGTGGTTGTGGACGCCCCACTCACCACCTTGACACACGACGGACAACCGTTCAAACCGTCGTGTCTTGGGTATACCGTCTAGTGTGTTGAACACCATGGGGATTACAAACTTGGGCTGACGAACAACCTTCGTTGTAACCCCCTCACACACTACACGGCAGCCCTAGAACCACCGCTGTCTTCCGACTCCCATGTGGAGTTGTCGCTCTCTGACGCGGGGATGGTCGCGTAATGCGCGCCCAATGAGGTCGGCCTCAGTTGGGACAAATAGCGATTCAACAACAACAGGCACGATGGCATTGATGTCACAAGATCGGGTGTGTTGTGCCTGAAGCTCCTTCCGTAGCCATTCGGATGCGGCAACACGGGCTGCTTCCGTCCGGCTAGGAATAAATCCAAACTTGACCCGAATCTCCTCACACCAATACTTAACTGCTCTGCCTCGTGAAACCCTATTGCTGCGTGATCCGGATAGATCCGTTCCGCCGCTGCTCGCATTTCGCTCAATGCCGCAGATTTCACGTTCTGTGGCACTGATTCCCCCTCCTCGAGCAAATACTCCACCTGGGTCAACTGATGGGTCCGACCCCCAACATGACCCCGCGTCGTCCACTTCGCCCGAACGATCAGGATAAAGGACGCCGGAGAGGTATGCCGATGGTATAGACCAACTACAGTAGCGACGAAATCTGCCATAGTAAAAGACCGCGATGGATGTCGCTGTGCCGCCGATAACCACCAAAGGTAGTCCTGCCGCAACGGGGAAATAATTCATTTCCACGGCTAAGTTTACC